CATCTACTGTACCCCAATACTCTAATACTTCGTATCTTTCTACACCATGTTCAGGTGCATAGTCAGATAGATCATCTTCCCAAGATTCTTTATCATAGTTTTCGCCTAGTGCAATTGCATCATCAATTACAGAGCTACGAAAGAATGGACGTTTTTTGAGTTGACGCATCTGTGAGCGAGACATTTTGTGACGTTCAATTACGTACTGTGCCTCATCCATGTTGTTTGCATCTGGGTCAGGGTAAAAGTTCCATACAGATACATGAGATACCTGTGGTACTGTTTTAATAATAGGATCGTAGTTACCTTCTTCGTCCCACTGAGGATACTCTTTGTCTACAGCAAATGGACCCTTCATTACTCCTGTACCAAACAAAGCCATTTCAAATGCAGTATTACGTAAGTGTTTACTTGCATTAGATTCTTCTAGTTGGTCTTGTATCTTCTTCTGCATTTTCTTTGCAGCAAGCATTGCAGGACTAAAAGTAATTGCAGTAGGGGTAAGACCTACACCTTCCTTTAATCCATCAATGTCTTTTAACTTGTCAGTAAGGGGACCAAGCATATCACCTAGTGTTTTAGCTGTAGCTCCTGCAGGTAACTCTTTACCGTCACCCTTATAACCATAGGGACTTATTGTTTTATCTACTTCAGATTCTTTAATTTGATCTGGTTCTGCAGGATCAAAGTGTACATCTCCTACTACACCTTCAGGTAGTTCTGTAGGATCAACAGTAAGAGGAAACTTATTATTTGCAAACATAATAGATTCTAACTGTTGATATGCAGCAAGTGTTTTTGTTTTAGTTACTTTAATAAATACCCTAGACTTCTCAGCTTCTGTAAACTGTACATCTGGGCTGTAAATACCACGATAGTTTCTGTATGCATCTAACCAACGATGCTCATCTTGTTGACGATAATCTTCTGCTCGTCTGTAGCGTCCTTCAATATAAGGAATAATGTTATTAGTTTTAGAATCATCAACAGAAGACTCATCTGTATCTTCTAATACAATTGACTCGTCTTCAATAAATATGTTATCTTCTTCCATTTAGGTTTCCTTAATATCCAAATTTAGAATCTGCTACTGGCATACTATTTGTGGGAGTACCCCGACTGTCAAAGTCCCATATACTAAATCGTGGTCTTGACATTATACCATATCTTAGAGCATCATACAAGTGGTCTTCTGCGTGTGTGTCTACGTCCTCTGGGTTCTTCTTGTCTAATGGTATTGCAGGTAACTGAGATATTGTTTCTGTACAAGTATGAAAAAATACTAGTCTTGATTTTTCTGTAAAGTCATCTACCTGTAGTCTTCTGTGTATCTCGTTCTTACCTGCTACCCGTGAACCTTTACTTCTATCTGATGGACGCCAACGGCATCCCCGCATGATCATTTGTTCAGCCAAAGATGGACCAGTATCACCACGTTTATGCCACAAAGAACTGTCAAGAACGCCGTACTTAATGTTACCATCACCTGCCTCTAAATCAAGAACCATGTCAGCTAAGTCTACTGCAAGAACTTTAGATACGTACAACTCTCTGTACACTACCAGTTGTTCATCTGGACTAACTGCAAACCATAGTACGCCTGTGTAACTTCCATACCCGTAATCACAAGCTCTAAACTTTACCCAGTTACTAGGGATTTCAAAGGGTTCAATGACATGTACATTTCTGTCAAACTCTGTAAAGGCTGCGCCTTCTTTAATGTCCCAATCACCATCTAGTAACTGTCTTCGTTGTTGTTCTGGTAACGATAGAAGCATGGCTTCGTAGTCACCCTGTTCCGCTAAGTACGGATTGTCTTTTAATCTTGCAGGTATAAACCTACGTTTAAATAGTGGCTTACCTGCTTTAGCATGTCCTGCAGGATACTTTAGCTGCTCACCTGTCTCAATCTCTGTAGCTATAAAAGATTTACCTGCAGGTGCAGGATCAATAAACATCTTTTTAACCCAGCCGTGACCCCTTCCACCGGGGTTTGTAGTTGCCCTCATTGACAACGGTAGCTCTGGGTCTGCAGTACGTAAACGTGAGCGCATATAATTCCAAGAAAATGGTGTACCCCATTGCGTAAGTTCGTCAAACCCAATCCAACTAAATGCTAGACCTTGGTATCGTGTAACGTCTTGGTCTTTGTCTAAGTAACTTAACCACAGTTTAGCACCAGAGGGTGCAGTCCATTGCATCTTACGTTCTGACCACTTAATACCGGGCCAAATCTTTGGATACATTTCCTGTGATTTAGTAATAAGTTCTCTTAGTTCTTCTGTAGTATGTCGTAGTAGTAAGCCTGAAAACGCAGGGTTGCCCATGTACCGTAGTGGGTCTGCAAGCATCGCATACGATTTACCACCACCTGCACTGCCACCATATAGTACTTCACGTTCACTTGCCGCAAGAAAGTCTGTCTGTGGACCTACGTTAGGCTTAAAAATTACATTGTATTCTTCTTCGATCTTATCGGTAAAGTGTTCTAGTATTACTGCAGGNCTAGGCTGCTCTTTCTTCTGGCGTNTTGTCTTGACTTTCTTTNGCACCGATNCTTGTTTGTTCGATTTCTTCCGCTTTGGCGATTGCCTTTTTTGCATAGTCTGCCCATCTGCGAAGGCTTCCAGCTTTGTTTTTTCTTTGTCGCTCATTGTCCAACCGTTTCTTTAATCCTACGTGCGATATAGACCTACCTGTATTTCTGGTAAGCCAGTTTGCTACTTCCCGATACGAATACTGCTTTATGTATTTTTGCGCTTGTGCAAGCATATCAAGTTCGTAGTCTATTGGCAAGAGGATTCCGTTATCTTCAGGATTTATTTTATATCCATATGGAATGGTTCTTGCTACACGTGGGATTGGAACCCATACATTGTCTTCTTTAAGGTCTGTCGGTTGGGGTAGTTTCCATGTACCTACTGGTTTAGTCATTACATGTACATTCACTCATACCATTACCACATGCACATGTTTCTTGTTCTACTACTTTAGCTGGCATTAACATTACACCCCCCTTTGCTTCTACTTGTACCTTCTCAGTTTTAACTAAACCTGTACGATCAAGTAGTTCTTTTGCTGCAGCCATCTTGTCACGTATGCCTAACTCTGTAGGATCATACAATGCACCTACCATTGCCATTGCGGCTTTAGGTACATTACGTGCTAAGTAGCTGTGCGTTACATCAATGATCTCTTCTTTGAGACTATTGGTAATTTCTGTATTAGTAGTATTAGCAGAGTATCCTGCCATAAGTTTTGCAGTAGATATGTCTCCACCTGCTTCATCCATAAGGACTGCTAAAAACTTTGATTGGCGTTCTGTTAACTCACGTGCCATATTACTTCCTCTTACATCAACTCAAAATGTGGACCATCAATAAATGGTCTACGTCCTTGACTACGGCGAAGGTCAATGTACTTCATCATTGCATCTTCTGCAGTACCGGGATATGTACGTATATCTCCTTCAGACCAAGCTGCACCCCACTTAATAGGTGTACCTAGCTCTTCTGCTGCTTCCTTCATTGCGTCACATAGATCATCATATACGTTTAGTTCCCACACACCCTTACCATCTACGTAAGCCATAAGGTCTACTGCCCTGCCTACTAGGTGATTAGATTTCATAGTCTGTGATTTACCTGCAGCTACTAGTTTCTCTTGCTCTTCTACGGTACGCATACCATAGATTACACCAAAGTCTACTTTAGTTAATTCTATTGCACGTTCTACAACGTCAATTAAACGGCTGTCTACACCTTCTAGTTTGCCAAGACTACGTGTACTTAATTTAAAACTCATTGTTACTAACCTTTTTTATTTCTATACACTGTACAGACATGCCGTTATGAACAATCATAACTTCTGCTTTTTTTCTTTGTTGTTCACATACATTTCTACTATCGTATGTACCTAGTTGAAAGTAATCAAGCGGCATGCCTGAAGTAAGTTGTAGCCATACTAAGACCCACATTACTTTTTCTTTTTAGTCATTCCACCATACATCATCTTAGTAGGTTTCTTAGGCATACCACCATACATCATTTTAGCAGGTTTCTTAGCCATGCCACCTTTAGCGGCAGTCATTTTCTTAGCAGGTTTATCTTTTTTCATTGACTTAGTTAATAACTCACGAAGAGGTATACCTAATTTGTCTGCTTCTTTTTTCATAGAACGTAACCATGCTGGTTCAGAATCTTTAGCCATATTATTTATTCCCTTTAAAAAACTTACTTACGGATCTCATACCTATACTGGCACTTACAATCCCACCTAATGAGTACTGATACCATGTAGGCATAGTCTCTAATGAAGCAAACCCTGCCTGTACTATTTGATTTCCCCAATCACCACAAAATGCTAAAATTAATGGAATACTAAAAAGTAAAGTAATCCACTCATCTTTCCAA